GTTGGAGACTGTGACTCTGGACAGTGGCACAACATCCGGACCAGACGGCGCTCGAGCCATTTTCGATATGATAATGAACTTGAACAGATATCCTGCCTGGAATTTCTTCGTTTCAATTTTGACGATGGGCGACGCTTGGCTGAATTCATACAACAAATATGTGAAGTTTAACGCGCTAAGCACGACTGGCCAGACGAGAACCCAAATGAGCCGACAGCCTGGGAGTGACAAACAGGCTTGGAGACACCGATCGGCGCCAGCTCTTGTGCTTCTAAACGAGAAGTACACTAATGCTGCTACCGCTTTTGGGTACCACCCGACATTTATGCAAGAGTTGCACTCCAGAATTGGAGATGACGAATCAAGAACACCAGTTCCGTACGGCGATAACCTGAGACCGGGTGGAAACAACAGGGGTGTTAAAGGGAATGCTGCACAGTCTTCGATCCGGTATAGCAGAGAAGACGTAGAGTTGATTGAAAACGAACTTGATGCAGAGTATTGTCCCTTCTACTTTCATGACCTTCGTACTAACGAGGTGATAAGCTTCCATGCCTTCTTGAATGATCTAAAAGACTCATATAGCGTGTCATACTCTGAGAGCGCGGGATATGGGAGGATAGACAAGGTCAAGATCTACCAAGACACAACAAGAAGTATAAGTTTATCATGGACGCTTGTGTCTACTTCACCTGACGATTTTGATTCCATGTGGTGGAGTGTAAACAAGCTCGTCTCTATGCTTTACCCTTCATTCTCACCAGGGAAATCTGTCAAAGCCGGTGATAAGAAGTTTGTAATGCCGTTCTCTCAGATCCCGACGGCGTCGCCAGTCATAAGACTAAGGGTGGGTGATGTCGTAAGGAGTAACTATAGCAGGTTTAATCTCGCAAGGATATTCGGTTTGTCAGAGATAAAGCTTGCGCCGGCAGACGCAGAGAAGGGTAAGAGTACTGAAGTCAATAAAGAACTGGCCGCTGCTGGCTTTGATATATCTGCCGCGTCCGCAGTAAGTTCTGCGAAAGCAGATTCTGACAAAGAATATAAAGAAGCATTCGATGCCGCAACCAAAGAACGAACGGCACGCTTCTCAACAGAACCTGCCTCCGCTGCTGATGTTGCCCATGGATACCTACCGGGTGATGAGACGTGGGGCTACGCGATACTTTCGCCAAGTTCAGCAGGTTATACGACATATGACACTAAAGCTGGGAAGATAATTCCCGCTGCTTCAACTGGTGATAAAAGCCAAAACACTCATAACACGAACCCGCCCGATGGCGGTGATCATGTAACTTCAAAGGCTTTTAGATCTCGTCCGACGACGTCCGGTAAGGTTAAGATTCTAGAGAGGCAAGTGTACTCAAGTTACGATGCCGAAGGTGAACTAGAGGCATCTTATGCGGAATATTTTGTGCAGTATGAAGATCAAGATGATGCAGCAGACCCGTACGGACCAGCAAGCGCCAAGGGACATTTTCACACTTATGTCGTTACGTCGAATGATCTTGCGCCTATTCCAGCTACAATCAAGAAGCTTACACCAGCTGATCCTGCAATCACATTAGACACTCAAATAGAGGATGTTGATAAATTCTTTGATCCCAAGAATAACGCAATTGTTCGATCTTTTGAAGCCGCCGGCGGCCGAGGACTAGCGGGTGTTATAACAAGCATGGACTTCGACTGGAATGAAGCACAATGGGATATGAGTGGGCTGGGACGTCGCGCTCCAACGATGTTGACGATTTCGATTTCGTTTAGCCCGATTCATGATATTATTCCAGGCCTGGATAGTAATGGTATGATGAGGTCCATGAACTATCCTGTCGGAGGTCTCGCGGGACCGATGGCGACAGATTATCATGACAAGGGTGGAATTAGAAGTCCGTTTAACAGTGCAAAAACACCAGAGGTTAGTTCGAAAGTCACCGATGATCGTTCAGCGAACTACGACAACTTTGCTAAATCAATAGACAAAGACGGCGAAGGTGGAGGATAATAATGCCAACAAGATACAAAAGATCTCCACGCATAAAAGGCGGCAAGTCTTATGGCACGTATTCCGCAGGTTATGCTATAAACAGAGCTGTTAATTCAGGCGCACTAGATTTTGTCAAGAGGGTCACAGTAGAAAATGATCGTCTTGATATTATCGCTGGTGAATACTACGGAGACGGAACCCTGTGGTGGGTGATTGCTGCTGCTAGTGGGATTGGGTGGGGTCTTCAAGTTCCAGCTGGGATTGAATTAATTATTCCTGTCAACATTGGACAGATAGAAGCCCTGGTGGGGTAAATGGCAATATACGACTCCAAACTTGGTGACATAATAGCCGCTCTTGGTCGGTACTATAGCATCGTGTCAAAAGAAAAATTCACCTCGATCCTTGCGTTCGGTGATGAAAATACGATAGACAAGTTTGGGAACGTTGATTTTGACTCTACACCTGAGATCGAGAAATTAGCTAGGACGTTTAACGACGCCACCGAGGGCGGAGTTATCATGTCGAAGAACGTAGAGGCTCTTAAAGATATAGTAACTGGTGACTCTGATTCTTTGAAGCTCGCGATGAAAACGTATCAATACGTTGGAGAGCCAGACACGTTTTCGTCTATATTCTCGAGCGATGATTACAAGAAGATATGTTCTCCCATAAGTGTTAGGGACATGTGCCGTATAACTCCAGGGTCTGACGGTAGCGAAGACGGTACAATCAACGGTGCATTTGCTTCTCCAACGAAGTTTACCCCTAACCTTTGCGCTCTCCAAATTAAAAATCCAAAGCTGGTCCCTGCTACCCGCGACTCCGGGGCTGCTGCCTTATTTATGAATGCTATCCCGACTCTAGAGTTCTCGAGATGCCAACCGTATCTCGATATAACACTTGTCTCGCCTATGAAAGGCCTCAGCGAAGACGGTCGTATACAAACACTTAGCTTGATGCAACATGTAGCAGGGCAGAGCCAGCCTGCAACAGACGTAGACAAAGCTTTGGCGACAGCATTAAACGAAGAAGCTGTGCAGGGTAAGCTGGAGAGTGAAGAAGCCCGTGCTGCAGCCGGCCTTGACGGCGACGGTAAGAAAACATCGGGAGGTTCTGATACCATCGCTTCCGCCGAAGACTTAGATGTAGCGACTGTTGGGATGGAGATCTTCACCGCTCCCCAAACTCTAGTCCCAACACTAAACGGTCAACTAGAGGGATATACTGATTTCGAAGCGTTCTCTAACGTTAAGGGAGACGATGGTAAACCAGTCTCTGCAGGCGGCCGCAGGGGAGCTCCTATCATTGACCCTTTCCGTCCTTTGATGAGTATAGAAGATTTCGGTATTTCTGTTACACCCTCGAAGGGGATGATGTCACACAAGACTGCTGATCTTTCCCTTGTCTTACATGACAGATCTCGTCTGACGGAAATATCCGAGTTCGTGAAACCAGATCTATACGGTCGGACTGAGCTTTTGATAACCTACGGATGGTCTCACCCTGATAACGACTTAGCAAGCGGAAATTATTACGGTGCATTCTTGGACGCGCTTAAGGTGACCGAAAAATATATGATCGTCAACAGCTCGTTTTCTTTTGACGACGTAGGGCAAGTCAAGATTAAACTTAAGCTATCGATGAAAGGCGCCTCGAATGTCGATACAAATAATATCAGCCAAGGTGAAGACGTAGAAGATGCGATGCAGGCGCTTAAAGATATGGTCGATGTGATCAAAAAACTTAAAGCTACTGCCCTTAAAGATGCCGCTGCGACGGGCGGAACGAAGGAAGCGAAGGACGTCTTTGGAAAGTCGTTTTTTAGTGCTGCATCTGATACAAGCCGCGCTTTGACGATGGATGAAGAAACACAGAAAGCGTTAAAGAAGTATATATCTGCGAACAGGGGTGCCGAAGGTACGTCAGGTCAGCTGGCAGATACTTTGGAAGACATGTTCGGTAAAGATGGGAAAGGTGGCGCCGCCGCGCAACTAAAGAAGACAATCGCGGATGCAGTTGGCGAGAAGATAAGCCACTTGAAAAAGATGCGCCAGTCGAAAAAAGATCCATTTGCCAAAGAAGTGACAGGTCATAATGGCAGTAAAAGCTTTGTCAATATCCCACAGTGGTCGAATAATCATATTTCGTACGGCGCGTTACTCATGTATATGGTGGGAAAACCTCTTGCTGCCACTAAGAGATTTGACGAGATCCAGTTTTTGTTCTATCCTATGAATGATAAGTCTTCTTATCTAAAGGATTTAACGACTGCTGAAATCCCAATCAACTTAAAGCAGTTTGACTTAGTCTTTAAAGAAAACACGAAGAATACAGTTAATCTTCCTCTTGGTAGGTTTATGGGTATGATGGGCAAAGAGTTTATCCATAATCAGACTGCAGAAGCGTTCGGTCTTGCTTCTTTGTACGACACTGACAAAGAAGGTAAAAAGACAGTGAAAGAGAAATTCAAGGAAGATCCAACAAAGCTTAACGACGAGAAAAAGAAGCGCCTTGAAGATGCCTACGGGGACACTTCGGAGCTTGAATTCAAGATGCCAAGAGTTAGGTTTCATATTGAAGCTGTACCTGCAAAAGATACAGGTCATCCCGAAGGCCGCCGTGCAACGATACTCAGGATCCATATATACGATTCAGTATGCACTCCCTACACTGCGCTTAATAGGTTGTCTCAAGCCACACGTTCAAACTCGATGGGTCTTTTAACAACTGCTGCTACGAACACAACTCGAGCGATGAACACAGAGGCGGAATTCGGTCTTGACGCCGATATTTCAGTCGATCACAAAACAGCATTTTTAGAGCAGCTACAGGAAGCGCTAGACTACGGTTTATTGGAAGCTGTACCCTCTATGTCTGAAGATGACATGAAATCTTATGATCCAGCCACTCAACCTGATACGTACTTTAGGGTTAAAGGCGGGTTTCCCGCGCTAAAGGGGTTCATCCAAAGTACAATGCCGTCGATAATATATGGTTCTACAAACTCCGCTGTGTTATCTGCTGACTTATCATCTATGAATGACCCGAAGCTTGCCTCGATTAACATGATGCGTGGGGGAATGGGCGGAGGTACAACCGCACAGGGCGTTAGAGACGCTGGCTTACCATTACAGACAGCCCCGGTCACTCTTTCAATGAATACATTTGGATGTCCAGTAATAAGTTATGGACAGAACTTTTTTGTTGACTTCGGCACCGGGACCACAATAGATAATGTGTTTGTTGTCTCGGGGATCGACCACTCTCTTTCAAAGGGAAAGTTCGAGACGAAAATCAAGATGACACAGGTCGACGCGTTTGGTAGCTATACCAGCATGATAACGAATATCACTAAGACACTAACAGCATTAAAAGATTCGTAGCATGTGAAAATTGTAGCTGCGCTGTGTAATATTCCATATGCGTTTACTAATCTATAAGCAGGTCACGGGCTTTCCGTATGATGTAATACTGCAGGATGGTATGCTGAAACCAGCACAGGAGTTGGAGGAGCATGACTTCTGCGTCGGTGACTTAACAGCACCTGCTGCTATCGAAGACCTTTTAAGACTCTATGGCTACGAGGTACCAGACTTGATCCCTCGTGAGTATAAGAACAGCTTCAAAGAGTGTGGTTATACAGGTGATGTTCCATGGTCATATGTAATTCCCACCCCGCGGTTTAAGCAAATACTGATGCCATTCCTAAAAGACATACAAGAAATGACAGCAGAGGTAAGCAAGTCAGAGTATTCTTCATTCTTTCAAGACACGAATGCACTCTTTTCGATGCTCGAGCCCTGTACCCTAAATGAGAAGTCTGCTCGTTCGATTCTTGAAAACGAAGATAACCATGTCCTTAATTCTTTTGTAAGTTCATCTGTAGGCGGCTCTTTACCCGTACCACAGTATTCTAGGTCTTCGACAAAGACTGGACGTCTAGTGGTGAAATCAGGCCCTCAAATATTAACGATGAAGAAAGACCACAGGGCTGTTCTAAGAGCATCATCACGAAACAAAAAGTTATACGAAATAGACTTTGTTTCTCTTGAGCCGCGAGTTGCTTTGAACATCGCTGGTGCGGACCTACGGGGTGATGTATACACTTCATTCTCTGAGAACTTGGGGCTTGGAATCAGCAGAGATGCAGCGAAGTTAGCAGTATTATGTACTTTATACGGCGCCGGGAAGTATAGGCTGGAAAGTATGCTCAGAGATGAAGGTTCTGATATACCAGTAGAGAAGCTAATGAAAGAGGTTGCAAATTACTTTAAGGTAGACAGCCTGAGTAAAAGCCTATCAGATCAAGCAAAGACTGGATCCATCACTAACCTTTTTGGTCGACCTATCGAGGTTGATGACCAGCGCCCCTCTATCTTGGTTAATAACTTCCTGCAATCTACTGCCGTTGATGTATCTCTTGCCGGCTTTCTGGATTTTTGCAGACAGTTCGCGGGTGTCGTAAAACCCTTATTTATTATCCATGACGCTCTGCTATTTGAGGCAGATCCTAAGAAACTTACGGCGGTATCTGAATATGTATCTAATGGATACGATATGCAGGGTGTAGGCAAGTTCCCACTGAAGATTACGGAGTTAAACTCTAATGAATGAAGAAATGCTCAGAAGTTACATCAAGAAGATGATTCTAGAAGAAAATGAAGAGGCTGCCAAGCCAGAAGAGAAAGAGAAGGAATCGAAACGCTCTGGAGAAACCAAACCCGGAGAAATAGGATCCTCCGTCGGTCGGGGTCGCTGGAACAAAGACGTTCAAGAAGCCGGGGCCCTCGCGAAAGAAAACCCGAAGCAGCTTATGAAGAATCTTAAGATAGAGAAGTCAGGTTCAGAACTTCAGGGGATTGCCGATATTTTGAAGCAAGCTCTTTCTGGTGCTGACGTTATGAAGCGAGCATATGCTCCGGGACTGTCTCAAAAGAGGCAGGGAGACATGACTGGAATCATTATTAAAATGGGTGATCTCGATAGTCGTAATGGAGCGAAGTACATTCATCATACCCTCATCGGTGCTAAGAACGCCGGTAAGTTGAGTCTTAGTATTCCGGTCCAAGTCGACAGGCTAGGCGATGGCTCTGTTGTCGTATACAAATCTTCAAAGAAAAATTCTTGGCCTGAAAATGCGTAGTAGCATGTAAACCCCCATGTTTTCTTTTACATTATCTTGAATGAGAGGTGTAATATGAAGCATTTGGAAAAAGACGGAGTAGTAACACTAGAGAAGCTACTTGCACTAGCAGCTCCAGACAGAGATCCAGCGCCAGGTGATGTACCGGCTGTGATCATTGATGTCGAGACAACTGGTCTAAATAAGGATAATGACGAGATTATCCAGATTGCAATGCGACCCTTCTTTGTATCGCCGGCAACCGGCGAAGTTTCAGGCGTCAAGAAGAGCATTGAGTATCTTCAAGAACCGGCTAATCCTCTAAGCCAGATTATTACTGACATAACTGGATTTGTTGATGAGGATCTAAAGGGTCATTCCATCCCATGGGATAAAGTTGCAAAGATCTTATCGAAATGTCAGTTTGCGATTGCTCATAACGCTTCATTCGATAGACAGTGGATTGAGAAGGCGCTCCAAAAGAATGGACAGATTGTACCTTCAGACGTCGTCTGGTGCTGCTCAATGACCCAAGTTGATTGGACAGTCATCTGTCGCGCTTCGAAGGCTCTAGAGGTGCTCTGCGCTTGGCATGGTTTCTTTTATGATTCGCACAATGCCGTTGCTGACGTTGATGCGACTCTTCATCTTTTAAGGCATGAAAAGTACATGACTGAGATGCTAAGCAATGCTATGCAACCTGATTATCACGTCTTCGCTGCTGGCTCCTTGAGAGAAGAGAATCATCTTCTTAAGCAGCGCCGTTATCGTTGGAATCCAGAACTTGGGTGTTGGTGGAAAGAAGTAAGTAACCTCGCGAAAGCAGAGGAAGAGTCACTTTGGCTTTCTCAAAACCTTCAAAAATGTGAGCCGCAATATTTCGAAGTTGAGCCACAACACCGCTTTACTACATAATTAAAGATATGAAATATCTTAGAATGCTTATACGGGAAATGTTGGCCGAAGAAGAAGTTTTAGGTGAGCCAGACGAGAGCGCCGAGGATGAGCGAGAGGCTGACGAGCAAGCAGTTACCACTGCAGTTGCGGGTGCGACAACTCCTATCGGAACGGGCTCAACATACCCAAATAAGAAAAAGAAAAAAAAGACTTGAAAAATTAAGAATTTAGACTTATACTACTAATGTCCTCACGGACAAATTAACTGCAAATTGCCTATTGCACATTAAACATTTGGAGGTTATCATGGCAATTGATTTTGATGCACTTCGTAAGAAGCTCGGCCAGCTATCTGGCACAAACTCTCGCCGCAACGTTATGTGGCGACCACAAGAGGGAGAAGAGTCCGTAGTACGTCTCCTCGCGTTCTCAGGTAATGATGACGGTCTACCGTTTGCTGAGCGTTGGTTTTACTACAACATTGGAAACAACCCTGGTCTTTTGGCGCCATATCAGTTCGGTAATCCTGATCCCATCCAGGAGCTTATCACAAAGCTCCGTGATGAGGGCACCAAGGAGTCTTATGAGCTTGCGAAGAAGCTCTACCCTAAGGCTCGCTACTACGCTCCAGTTGTAGTTCGAGGTGAAGAAGACAAGGGCGTACGTATCTGGTCTTTCGGAAAGACCGTATACCAGTCTCTTCTTAACATCATGCTTGATGAAGATTATGGCGACATCACTGATGTGATGGAAGGTCGTGACATTAAGGTTGTTTGTACTAAAGCGCCCGGTCGCCAGTGGGCAACGACCGAAGTCCGTCCCCGAGGGAAGCAGAGCAAGCTTGCTGACAGCAAGAAGCAGATCACTGAGTGGACTGACGGAATTCCTTCCCTGGAAGAGATGTATGAAGAGAAGTCTTATGACACTCTGACAAAGATCGTAAATGATTGGTTGAACGGTGACGAAGATAACTCTTCTACCGACGACAACTTTGGCACGTCTCGTGGCTCTACAAGCAACTCAACTACCAGCTCTACAACAAACAACAGCGAAGCTGCGGTTAGTGATAAGTTCAAGAGTCTTGATGATGCTTTTGCCGATCTCGAAGATGACTTTTAGACAAAAGCTGTCCTCGTGACTTCAAGGGAGGGAAGAAATTCCCTCCCTTGTTTTTTATGAACATCTAGTTACATAATCTTATAGTTGTTCTATGAACATAGGAGTGTTTTAATGTCAAAAAAGAAGCAAGACAACAGCGATGAGTTTACCTCTGACCTGATTAAGTCACTGAATAAAGAACATGGTTCTCGAATTGCCTACAATCTGTCAACTGATGAGTCACCAACCCACGTGAATCGGTGGATTAGTACAGGATCTAAGCAGTTGGATTATATCATCGCGAATCGTCCGAATGGTGGTTTGCCAGAGGGGCGTATTGTAGAGATCTTCGGGCCGCCATCTATCGGAAAATCTCATATTGCGATTCAAATTGCTCGGTCTACACAGGCAATGGGCGGAATTGTCGTCTATATTGACACTGAAAACGCAACTAGTGTAGAGAACCTTTCGATGCTTGGTGTCGATATCAGCAAGCGATTTGTATATGTTGACACGCACTGCACAGAGGAGGTTATGTCTATCGCTGAGTCGACTATTCTCAAGGCGAAGGCGATGGATAAGGATGTACCTGTCACGATCATCTGGGATTCCGTCGCTGCTACATCTCCTAAAGCTGAGCTTGTCGGCGACTATGACAAAGAGACAATCGGCTTACAGGCTCGAGCTATCTCGAAAGGAATGAGAAAGATTACAGGCGTAATCGCAAATCAGAACGTGTTGATGATCTGTTTGAACCAGATTAGGACAAAGATTGGAGTTATGTATGGAGATCCTACTACTACACCCGGTGGTAAGGCAATCCCTTTTCACTCATCTGTACGAATTAAACTGGGGGCAGGGCAGCAGATCACGAACAAGAATAAGGAAGTAATTGGAATTCACGTTCGTGCAAAGACTATCAAGAACAAGGTCGCCCCACCTTTTAGAGAATGTAATTTTGAGATTCATTTCGGAAAAGGAATATTCGAGCATGAGCAGGTGTTCGATGAGCTGAGGAAGTTCGGCGCTGCCACAATAGATGACAAGACAATCAGCATTAGCGGAACCGGAAGCTGGAAGTCCCTTGTTGTTGCCAGCGCTTCTACAGGAGAAGTGATTGTTGAAAAGAAGTTCTATAAAGCTGATTTTGGTGATGTCTGGAATGATCCTGAATATCATGGGTATGTAGAAGCGCTGTTAGAAGCTTGCATGACAAGAAAGCTAGAAAACCCTGCTGACGCTCATCTTGACACGGAGTCATACGAAGAAGTGAGAGCCGCTGCTCTCGATCTAGACTTGGATGGTATTGAGGACTTAGATGTCTAATGATCGTCCTGTTCTAGTGTTAGATGGACTGAATGTCTTCTACAGGCACTGGGCAGCGAATCCCACTATGGATACCAACGGTGAACATGTCGGTGGGATAGTGGGGTTTCTGAAGGGCATACAACTGTTGTGCGAAAGGTATCAACCAAGTGATATAGTGGTCACTTGGGAGGGTGGGGGCTCTGTACGCCGGCGAGGGGTAAGCTCTACATACAAGTCTGGCCGTCGCCCTGCAAAGTTAAACCGCTTTTACGAAGATATACCCGACACTGTCGAGAATAGAAATTCACAAGTAGCAAGACTTGTTTCATTATTACGAAAAGCTGGAATCAAGCAAGTGTATGTATCTGACTGCGAAGGTGATGATATCGTTGCTTACATCGTAAACGCCGTCTTTAAAGATAAAGAGTGTATTGTCGTATCAACTGATAAAGATTTTTTTCAATTGATAAACGACAGGGTAAGAGTGTGGTCGCCCGGAAGCAAAAAAGAGTGGAGTATAGAGAGCGTTATCGATAACTTTGGCGTTCACCCAGAAAATTTTTGTCTCGCAAGATGCTTCATTGGTGACGCCTCTGACGGTCTAAAAGGTGCCCCTGGAGTTGGGTTTAAAAACCTCTCGAAGAGATTTCCGCAGTTTGGAAATTCTGACAGTCTTACTGTGGATGACATAGTTACTGAATGTGAAAAGCTTCGAGTACAAAAGAGTCTTAAGCTCTATGATAATATCATTGAACACGAAGAGAACATACGAAAGAACTGGAAGCTTATGTATCTCGGCTTAGGTAAGTTGTCTGCAAGCCAGGCACAGAAAATAGAGTCAGCTCTCCAGAACGATACCACCCGTGATAAACTTGGGTTCATCAGAGAACTGATGAAGATACAGATCACTAACGTTGATTATGACAAGCTTTTTATGACCTTGAAGGTATTAAAGTAGACTAACAGAGGATTTTTATGCAGCCCGCAACAAGCAAGACAGCAATTTTAGATGATCTGCCCGCCGGCCAGTTCGCACACTATAACAAGCCTTTTCAAGAGAAGATCTTTCAAGGCTTGTTGACGGACTTAAACTGGGCCGCTCAGATGGTTGAAGTTATGAGGCCTGATTTTTTCGAGCTGCGTTATCTAGAATATCTTTGTGATAAGTACTTCAACTACTTTAGAGAATATCGGTGCTTTCCAACTCAATCACTTTTGATTTCGATCATCAAAGATGCGCTTAGCGAAGACGGCGATATCATCCTAAGGGATCAGATTGTATCTTACTTGATTCGGATGCGCGAGAATCCTAACCCTGGTGATATTGCCTATGTTAAGGAAAAGTCGTTGGACTTCTGCAAGAGGCAGGCATTCAAGGAAGCCCTTGAGCAGTCGGTAGAATTGATTAGTACTGACAACTTCGAGTCTGTAATCTCGTTGATGAAAAACGCTGTATCAATCGGCATGCCGAATACGGTTGGGCACGACTTCTTTGAAGATATTGAAGCTCGCTTTCAGAAGATTGACCGATGTGTATGTCCCACGGGTATTCCAGAACTAGATGCTAAGGACGTTCTAGCAGGTGGGTTGGGTCGAGGTGAGATTGGGGTCGTTACCGCGAACACAGGTGTTGGTAAGTCTCACTTTCTTGTGCAGATGGGTGCTAATGCAATGAGAAACGGAAAGAATGTTCTGCATTACACATTCGAGCTGACTGAACAGGCTGTGGGTATTCGATACGATTCGAACCTCTGTAATATACCGTCTTCAGATGTTCACGATCACAAAAAGCAAGTCAAAGAGTTTTACGAAAAGAATGAAGACTTAGGACGCTTGATGATTAAGGAGTATCCAACTGGTACCGCGTCAGTAACGACCATTAGAAACCACATTGAGAAACTTGCTTTACGAAACTTCAAACCTTCTCTGATACTTATCGATTATGCAGACATTATGAGATCAACACGCCAGTATGACTCTTTACGTCATGAGCTTAAGCTTATTTATGAAGAGCTCAGAAATCTTGCAATGGAACTAAGGGTACCAGTGTGGACAGCGAGCCAAGCGAATAGAGACTCGGCAAATTCTGACATCGTTGGTCTTGAGAATATGTCGGAAGCATATGGGAAGGCAATGGTTGCTGACTTAGTTGTTTCGCTTTCAAGAAAGGCAACTGAGAAAGCTACTGGGACCGGTCGTATCTTTATCGCTAAAAACCGCGCTGGTAAGGACGGGATTCTTTTTCCTATACACATTGACACCGCGCGCTCTAGTATTAAAGTAATCGATAGTGAGTCGGCGACTCTCGCTGAAGCCCGCCAGGACGAACAACGCGAGACAAAAGACCTGATTAGAAAGAAGTGGAAAGAGATTAATAGAGTTTAATAAGATGGAGACAGAAGTGTCGAAAACATATACGTACCAAGAAGTATACGCTCGGTGTCTTGAGTATTTTTCAGGAGACGAGTTAGCAGCTAATGTCGTCGCGACTAAATACTTGCTTACCAATCAAGATGAAGAATTTCTGGAGTTGAGTCCGGATGATATGCACCGACGTATTGCTGGCGAACTAGCTAGGATTGAGCAAAAATATCCGAATCCCCTGACAGAGGGTGAAATATACTCTCTGTTAAAAGACTTTAGTCAGGTAGTTCCTCAAGGCTCTCCAATGTCTGGTATCGGAAATGACCAAAGAATCCAGTCACTATCCAACTGTTTTGTTATAGAGTCACCAGAGGACAGTTATGGTGGAATCTTGAAGACTGATCAGGAGTTAGTACAGATTGCGAAGCGTCGTGGGGGTGTCGGCTTTGACCTTAGCACAATTAGACCGAAGGGCCTTACCACAGCCAACGCAGCTAGGACTACAGACGGCATTGAAGTCTTCATGGATAGATTTAGCAATTCGTGTCGAGAAGTCGCTCAGGGAGGCCGTAGAGGGGCTCTGATGCTAACGATATCTGTTCACCATCCACAAATCCGTGACTTCATAAAGATAAAGCAAGATTTGACGAGGGTGACGGGTGCCAACATCTCTGTTCGTGTTACAGATGAATTTATGGAGGCCGTACGAAATAACGAAGAAGTCGAGCTTCGATGGCCCGTAGACTCTTCTAACCCGAAGATCAGTGTTGTTGATGACGCCGCTGAAATCTGGCACGAGATTATTGAAGGCGCTCACGCTGCCGCAGAACCTGGTGTCCTCTTTTGGGACACTGCAAAGTCCATGACACCTTCTGATGTATATACTAAAGAAGGCTTCGGTTCTGTGTCGACAAACCCATGCGGTGAAATTATTCTATCACCATACGATAGTTGCCGGTTGATGCTTGTGAACCTGACAGCGTTCGTGAAGAATCCATTCTCTTCTCGTGCTGAATTTGACTTTGACGAGTACTCTAGCGTTGTGATTAAAGCGCAGCGCTTGATGGACGACATGGTTGATCTTGAAGTTGAGCAAGTCGA